CTTTTGGGGAGGTGAGTAGACGCTTTATCAACTGTCCACGCCTTTCCTTTGCTTGACGCAGTGCTTGGGGTTTAAGTTTCCTCTTGGGTGGTTTCCCTGAGTTGTGTTGCCAGTTTGGAATAGTCATGACCACATACCTTTTTGAACTTTATCTCCTATTTCTGGAAGAAATAATATAGCCTGTTTTAATTTATTAAAATCATACTCCAAGGATTTTACTCTATTTTTCAAATCCCTTATTTCTTCCAGTTGTCTTTCATTCATGATGCCAACCTACTAAACCCCTTAATCTTTTCATATCTTAGCACATTATCAAACCTATCGTCCATAGCAGGTTTATGGGATATGACAAATACATTAGCATCCTTTACCACAAACCTAATAATCTTAAGGAATTCTTCAGTTCCATACCCATCAAGAGAACTATCAAACACCTCATCCATGATTAGTAAATTTGTATTAACAGAGTTTTTATACCTTGCTACCTCCCTCCATGTAAAGAGTAAGGCAAGATCAATCCTCATCTTCTCACCCTCACTAAAGGAAGCATAGGAGAAGTTATCATGGATAGGGGACTGTACTGTTTCATTAAACTCCTCATCGAGAGTAAAGTTAATATAGAAGTCCATCATCTGCAGATACCTATTGACCTGCTGATTAATTAATGGAAGGTACTTCTTTATTATCTTAGACTTGACACCACCATCCTTTAACAAGCTATATGAAAAATCATAATAACCAATGGTATCTTTTTGAGAGGCAAGTGCCTCATATGTCTTCCCTAAATTTTCTTTAAAAGATTCTAACTTCTCATGCTCAGTATTTCTATTTGCAAGTTGTTTGGTAAGTTCCTGAACTTCTGATTCCAAATCTCCGATTTGTCTTTGACACCCAGAGATGTGAGTATTGTTTTTAGAAATGCCATGCGTTAGTGAAGTAATCTCCTTGGATAGTTTTATAAAGTGATGCTCTCTCTCCTCCTCTTTTTTAATTGCCTCCTCTAGTTCTTGATAACCAGATTGCAACTCCTTTATCTTATCTTGAGCATCACTAATATTATTTAACCTAAACTCTTCTTCTATGTCCTGCTTACATGTAGGGCAAACAGTATTCTCTTCAAAAAACTTATTCTTCTTTGTAATAGTTGCTACCTTATTGGATAGAGTACCCTTTATAGTTCCCATCTTTCTCAGTTTTTCTGTAGCACCTGTTACCTTCTCTTGCTCTTGAGTAAGTCCATATACTTGATCATTAGAATGTTCATTCTTTAACATTAAGACACATATTTCATCTCCCAACTCCCTACTTTTCTTTTTCTTATCCTTTATATCATCATTTCCTCTTTTTTCAATTTGCTCTATAAATTCAGTTTGCATATTAACTTTATCATTCAGAGACTCCTTCTTCAAATCTAAAGTTCTTACTTCATCCTTTATACCACGCATCTTATCTTTAATAAGATTATTCATAGAGGAGAAAATTTTAATATCTAAAAGATCTTCTATAACCTCCCTTCTATTAGTAGCACTCAATTGCATGAAGGGAACAAAATTACTACTGCCCAAAATAACAATCTGAGTAAAAGATTTGTAATTCATCTTCACTACATTTTGCTCTAGCCATTTTTGTTGGTCATTAGCATTAGCAAATTGATCCATACATATACCATTCCTATGAATCTCAAATAGGTTTGGTTTTATTCCTCTTACAACTTTCCATTCAGTCTCTGCCATAGAAAATTCTACTTCTACTCTACAATCCTTTTCATTAACAGTATTAACTAACTGACCTTTACTAATTTTTCTGAATGGTTTATTGAATAAACTAAAAGTAAGAGCATCTAATACAGTACTCTTACCAGCACCATTAGTTCCAATAATTAAAGTTGTAGAATCTTTATCTAATTCAACTTCAATATATTGATTACCAGTGGAAAGAAAATTCTTCCAACGTATTTTTTCAAACAAGATCATTTTCTAATGGAGGAATAACAATATCATTTTTAGTGATTACAGAATATCTGTAATTATGTAACTCACAAGTTTTAATGACCACTTTACCATCTACCTCAATAACATGCATTTCTGGATAACCTTGATCCTCTAACAATAAAGCATATCTAATAGCATCATCTTCATCCTCAAAGAGATAAAGAACTTGTTCACCATCATCTGAGGGTACAGAATAGGCTCCTTCAGTTTCATTACCTTCCACTGTTAGAATAAACATTAAACTAATTCACATGCTTCTTGATAGACTTCCTGTATCAATTTTTGAACTTTAGATCTATCAAGATCTATTTCTGCCTCCTCAATATACCTATTAAGGATAGACAATGTATCTTCAGATTCAAATGCTTCAAACTCTGCTGCTTCAGTAAGAGCAAAATTTTCTACAATTTTAAGTTCTGCTACATTGGCAGCATAAAGTTTGTCTATAAATTTTTCAAACTTTACTTGGTCACTTTTCTTTTTAACAACTACTTTAACGATTTTGTTTTGTAGTTGACTGGCGTCAAAAAGCTGATGGTCATGATCTTCATAGTAAATAACATGAAAGAGCCTATATGGATTATCCACCGCAGTGACTTCTTGAGTTTCTGTATCAAAGAGGTGAAAACCCCTTGTATCATTACAATCATTCCAGTATATTTCATAAGGATTACCTAAATAAAAAATCTTTCCATTATCAGATCTGGTATGATAATGACCAGAAAATACTTTATCAAATTTGTTGAATAGAGATGCATCTGTTCCATGCTCCATAATATAACCACGATGAACTCTAAAACCAATCAACTCAAGATGTCCCATACATATAGGAGATCTTGACTTCTTAATCAAAGCATGACTCATTTCTTGATTGTCAGAATTAATCCAAGGCACAAGAGTAATATTACACTCACCTACCATTATAGATGATACTTCTGAATATATTTTTACATTATCGTACTCACGCAATAAAAGATCTACTGCATTTATATCATTTGTATTTTTGTAATATGCTGTATGATTACCTACAATAGTATGAACAGTAATGCCCATATCTCTTAACCTATCAAAATAATTATCCTTTGCCCATGTTAATGCAGCAAAATCTATACCTTTTCTACTATCAAAGGTATCACCCATATCAATAACAGTGGTAATACCTTCCCTTTCTAATGTAGGAAAGAATACATTATTATAAAACTTCAGAAAATAATCATGAAAAAGTTTTGAATTTTTTCTGCATCCAAAGTGCTGGTCTGTAATTATTGCTACCTTCATTAATTACGTAATTTAGAATGAACAGCATCCTTGATTTGATTATAGTCGCTATAGTTGGAATCGTCAAGAGTGTCTCTCTCAAATACCTGTTCATATCCTGTCTTCTCCAATATCTTATTCTTGATCTCCAATTGCTTCTTCTCCTTCTGTATTCTAC